GTATCAACGTGGTAACAGGTGAAGCAGTTAATATGATTGAATCTGGTATTATAGATCCAGTGCTTGTAACTAAGACTGCATTGAAAAACGCTGTGTCCGTAGCACTTACTATTATGTCAGCTGATTGTGTAATCTCAAATGTACGTATCAATGAAGGCAGTTAATGATTATATAGTTGTAGAAAAGATTAAAGAACAGAAGACTACATCAGGTGGTCTTCTACTTACAGACGACACTGATACTGACAACAGGTACAAGAAAGCTAAAGTTGTATCTGTAGGTAATCTAGCTGAGTTAATAAAAGTTGATAGTGTAGTTATGTATGATATGCATGCTGGTCATGACATAGATTACGATGGTATTATGTATAGAGTAATAAAACTTAGAGATATAGTATTAGTAGATGAGGATAACAGCTGATGACATAAAACAAATACAACTATTTAAATACTATAGAATAGTACGTAAGTGGATATGCAGGGCTAATAAGATCAACGATGCTGATCTAGAGTTATTAATATATTTAAATTGTTTAAACAGATTTACTAGGGACGAATTTATTAACGGCGTGTATGCTTACTCTTGGGATAAGCACCGATGGGAAAGACTACGTAGAGACGGCTGGATAGATGTGTGGCGAGAGAGAAACCGTACAACAATGAAGTATGCAATTTACAAAACGTCATTTAAGTGTAATCATATGATAAATAGGATATATAGAATTTTGCTTGGCGAAGAAGATATACCTGTTACAATTAAAAACCCTTATTACAACAATAAGTCTTACACAGACAAGGTTATGAATAAGGCTATTGATGATATGATTAAAGACAAAGACAGATGACAAACAAAGCGCCTATATTAAGAAAAAACTTAGAAAAAGGTATATCAGCTGAAGCTAACCTAGATGGTACTATATTTATAGATAAGTCTGTAAAGAAAGGTAGTGATAAAGAAAGATCTATTATAGCGCACGAAGAGCATCACTTAAAACAATTTAAAGCAGGTGAGCTTCATTACAACGACTTTACTGTAGTATGGCAAGGCGAGACTTACAAGAGAAAAGACGGTATGATAGAGTATAACGGTAAGTTCTACCCTGAAGGCCATAGTGTATTTCCTTGGGAGCAAGAGGCTGAAGCTGCTGAACATCCATATTGTATGGCTTGCTTTGATACTAGTGAGCTTAAAAAAATAAAACCACCTAAAGATAATTCATTTGACACTACGCAAGAGATTAAAGAGTTGCAAAGAATTATTACAGACAAAAGTTTTGTGCTAAAGCATGACGATATGCCTAAAGCTTTCGCTAGAGTAGCAAAAAAGAAAAACGTAAAAGATTTTGATAAAGACTTATCACAGCTATTAATTGATAAGTCTGGTGAACTAATAACAGATTTAAAGAATTACTTTAATAGACCTAGGCCTAAAGTATTAGCAGATAAAATGAATTTAAAGCTAGATGTTGTAGATTTAGTTTCAGCTAAGTCAATGTCATATCCATCTGGTCACTCAGCTCAGGCTTTTTTAATAGCTAAGATACTTGGAGATAAATATCCAAAAGCTAGAGAAGCTTTTAAAGACTTAGCTAAAAAAATATCTTATAGCCGTAGAGTAGCTCACGTTCATTATAAAAGTGACAGTAAGTTTGGTGAGATGATAGGTAATGCTTTATATATTTATATTAAAAACAAAACATAATGAGCTTACTAAAGAAAGTGTTATCAAGTGGCGCTAGTAAACTTATAAAAGATGTTGGTGGAGTTTTAGACAACCTTACTACATCTAAAGAAGAAAAGTTAGCTGCTGAGCAAAAGATTAAAGAATTAATATCTAGCCATGAGCTAGAAATGCAAAAGCAGGTAACTAACCGCTGGGAAGCAGATATGAACTCTGATTCTTGGTTATCAAAGAACGTTAGACCACTAGTACTTATATTTTTAGTTGTATCAACAGTATTAATGATATTCATTGACGCTGGTGCTATATCTTTTAATGTAGAGCAAAAGTGGACTGACTTATTACAATTAGTATTAATAACCGTGATCGGTGCATACTTTGGTGGTCGATCATTAGAAAAAACTAAAATTAAATAAAATGGCAACAAAGAAAGAAAAAGTAGTAGACTTAAAGCCTAAGGCTAGTAAAGTTACAGAAGAAGAATTAAAAAACTTACAAGAAGTAGTTTCTAATATAAACAACTTGCAAAGTGAGATAGGTAGAGTAGAAGCTCAAAAGCATGGCTACTTACATCAGTTAGCTGTAGTTAGAGATAAAGCTACGCTTTTACAAGGTGATTTAGAAAAAACTTATGGAACTGCTAACGTTAATATTAACGACGGCTCTATACAATATCCTGAAGATGGAGAATCACGTAATTAGAAAGATCACTATAGGTAAAGACTATAAGAACGATGCAATGCATTATGCTGTTGGTCAAGACGTCTATGGTGGTCATACGATATGTGATATATTAGAGGAAGAACAGAAGTACTCTATTTATATTAGAAAGCAAGATGTAGTTATACCGTGGAAAGACTTTAATAAAAACATGGCTATATCTGTTGAGTATGATCTCAACTATTAATGAAGCCTGTATACAACTTTGTAATAAAGCCTGACGGTGAAAGATATAACAACTCTACTAAAGTAGACGGTAAAGATTTAATATTAAACACGGAAATATTTAATCATCAGTATGTTAACCGAGAAGGCGTTATTATCTCTTCTCCTATTTATAATCCTCATAATTTACAAGAGCAAGAAAAAGTACTAGTACACCATAATGTATTTAGAAGGTGGTACAATGTTAAAGGTATTGAAAAAAACTCTAGAGGTTATTTAGAAGAAGATCAGTATTTAGTTTCTGAAGATCAAGTGTATATGTATTATAGAAATAATACGTGGAACGCTATGCCTGGGTTTGCGTTCGTTAAACCTTTAAAATCAAAAGAAGAGTATAGCTTAGAGAAAGAAAGACCTTTGGTTGGTATTGTTAAATACTCTGATGGTACATTTTTACCTACGCAGCTAGTAGGTTTTAGACCTAGTAGCGAATATGAGTTTATTGTAGATGGTGAAAGGTTATATAGAGTTATGAATAATTTTATTACAATTGAATATGAATACAAAGGAGACGAAGAAGAATATAATCCAAGCTGGGCGCAAAGCAGTTGAGGAGCTTATTAAGGTAGCTGAAGAACCTATTGTAGATTCTGATGATGATATATCTGCTGATAGACTTAAAAATGCTGCAGCTACAAAGAAGTTAGCTATATTCGACGCTTTTGAAATACTAACTCGTATTGAAGACGAGCAGCGGATATTAAATGATTTAGATAAACCACAGGGTGCTAAACCTAAGTTTCAAGGTTTTGCAGAAGGTAGAAGTAAATAATGTACGAACAATCATTATATAAAGTAGTAGAGCCAGTAAAGCTAACCACTATCAACAGGCTTAATAAAGGTAAGAAGTGGGAGTATGGCTATGACAAACAGAGCGATGTTGTAGTTATATCTAAGTCTGGCCAAATAGGTGATATAATACAGATACAAGGTTTAAACATAGCTCTGCCTAAACCTCCTAAAGATGTATATAAATGCTCTAGTAAAAAGTCAGAACAGAAGTGGTGTAAGTTTAAAACACCAGATGCTTTTTCTAAAATAAAAACTAGGTTTGACTGGGAGGGCTATCCTAAAGATTTTAAAGAAAAGTACTACAGCTATATAGATCAAGAGTTTAATAGAAGGGATAACGGTTTTTGGTTTACAAACCATGGTAAGCCTACATATCTACCTGGTAGCTACTATATGTATTTACAATGGAGTAAAATAGATGTAGGTGCTCCAGACTTTAGAGAAGCAAATAGGTTGTTTTTTATATTCTGGGAAGCCTGCAAAGCAGACAGACGTTGCTATGGTATGTGTTATTTAAAGAATAGACGATCTGGTTTTTCGTTTATGAGTTCGGCTGAAACCGTTAACTTAGCCACGTTAGCAAGTGATAGTAGATTTGGGGTGTTGTCTAAAAGTGGAGCTGACGCGAAGAAAATGTTTACGGATAAGATAGTACCTATAAGTATTAACTATCCGTT